GAGTTGTGGACATTTAAGATATAACGCTTCTTAGCTGTCCAGATTCCACGATCAGCGATTACCTCACGTCCCATTTCAAGACGCTCTTTATGGCAATTCATACGAGTAAAGAGTTTGTCATAAGCTTCTTTGATCTTTGGCTCAACATGAGTTCGGCAAATACCATCGAGAAAGTTAACTGGATTTTTTGGCTCGAACTTTTCGACCATTGGACCAAAATTAACATAAAGTGAATCAGTATCGATTGCGATAACATAGTCAACATCTTCGGTCTTGAGTAACTCGTTCATATACTCATTCACTGCGCGTTCAGCCCATTTAATAGCCAGCTGGCCAGTAAGAGTTACGCCTTCAGCAAGACGTAGATCGAAATATTTAAAGTACTGATTACCAAGCGCGCCATAAAGAGAGTTCATTAGGATCTTAATAGCCATTTGCTGGTTATTCAGTTTGTTGATTTCTTTTTCAAGTTCAACAGTCTTTTCTTGTTGATATGAAGTCTCAGCAGCTAACATCATTTTCTTAATTGACTTGCGATCTTCGTAATAGTCGATAATAATGTTAGGAATAACACCATCGACTTTCTTTGTATACGTGGATCCGTTAGCGGCTACACAACAATCATCAGTGAAGTCTGGAGCATTCATATAGTATTCAACACCAGAAACTTCAGCTTGACTGATCAAGGTTTCAGTACTCATATTCCATTGGACAATAATGTTTGGATACAGAGAATTTAAATCAAACGAAACTACCCAATCATGAGCACCGACATGTGGCTCTTTGACATAACCGCCAGCAAACTTAGACTTACCGTGATCAGGAACGAAAGCTGGTGGCATACGCTTTTCTGAATTTAGTTTACGATAGATGATTGATTCCCAAATATTTGTAACACCAAACGTATCAGAATAGTTGACACCACCACGATAAGCCATAGTCATAGCCAAAGTAATCAAACCCATCTTTTCTTCGAACCGTTCGATGAGTTCAACGTCTTTCATATTATAGTCGATATACTTTTGGAAGTCATCTTTATACAGATTCTTCAGAGAACCAGATTCTTCGTATGAAAGCTTTTTATCTCCAAGTACAACATAAGCGATATGGTCCAGTTTATAAGACTCTTGCGCGCCATATGAATAACCAAACTTTTGAAAGAGTTCCATATAATCAAGCTGTTCAATACCTTTAATATCATAAGCATCTTCGGTACGACCACGACGCGTAATTTCACGATGGTCAACCATTCGCCAAGGTGAATAATGTTTGATTTGTTCTACACCAAGAATCTTAGCTGTACGATTAATAAGATAAGGAACATCAAAGAAACGAATATTCCAACCAGTGATCACGTCTGGAGTCTTATCTGGGTCAGACCAGAAGTCAAGGAATTTGGAGAGGAGTGAGGCTTCATCGCGACACCGATAATAGCGAACTGGCTGAATCAGAGATTCTTTCATGTCAAAATCGCCATAACCCCAGACGTGATATAGTTTCGATTTACTTGACTTGTAAGTAATCGAAAGGATGCGCTGGCTTGCTTCACGTGGATGAGGAAAGCCATCGTCATATTCAGTTTCAATATCGAATGTACCAACATCAATACACTCACGCTTGAATTCAATATCTCGTGGAAAGCGTTGAGTAATGTATTGGTGGATATAATTACGGTTGCCATAGATCTTACGACCAGCAACATCTTTATTTGCTTCGAGCCAGTGTTTGGCTTCTCTCATGTTTGGTTGTTCGATCGGCGCAATCGGAGTGCCGTCTAGACCAGACCACTCAGTGTGTGTTTTTGTTTGAGTATAGAAAACAGGCTTAAACTCATTATCTTTTCGATAGATTCGTTTGCCGTGTTGATTATAACCGCGATACAGCATTGAGTTACCATATCGACAGACATTAGTATAAAAAGACATATTACCTCCAAATTCATATATTATTATATACTATTTGAGACAATTTGTAAATAGGAAAAGTGAATTATACCGCAAAAGATTCGCCACACCCACATGACGCGGTAGCATTCGGGTTTACTACTTTAAGATAAGATCCACCGAGCTCGTTAACATAATCGATGGTACATCCAATGACAAACATCTCTGCCATTGGATCAAGTGCGAGATTTTCTATTGTTGGTTCTTTATCTGTGACATCCCATACGTACTGGAACCCAGAGCAACCACCGCCTTTGACGGACAACCAAACATTTGGCTGTCCGACTTTATTTAAATATTCTTTTGCTGATTCAGTGATTTCAATCATGCCATAGAGAGCGCAGCATTAGTAGTTTCGTTTACGCGACGAGTCCATCCTTTGCCGAATGTTTCAAATGTTGAAAGACTTTCATAATATTTTTGTCTTTCATCTTGGTAGTTACGAATAGTATTTTCGAGTCCATTTTCGTCAACATACGCTTCTACGGCTTTTAAAGTATTTGGACCAATACCACCATCAGCAACTGTGCCAATTAGAGTCTGAAGATACTTTGCAGCACGACCTGTTCCAGCGTTTACTCCAAAATCAAACACACAAAGATCGAGTCCAGCAGGTAATTGATCGCCTTTTACTCTATCCCAATACGATTCTTTATAGATTGGCTTTACGTCTTCGACAGTTAAGTCTTTCATGTCTTTTGTTCCACCGTGTTCTTCATAAACACGTTTAGTAACACCAAGATTTGTTTCTCCACCTGGATCAGATGGATGATTCACATAACCACCTTCGTGGTGTAGAATCATTTCAATACATGTATCCCAATTTTCAGCAGCCATTAAGTATTCTCCTTTGTAAAACTATCTGGTATATCTTTTTTAGCGCAATCACATGTTACGCACACATCATTTATACATTCATCACATTCGCAACCACAATGACAATCATGACCACAATTTTTACATTCAGCCATTCTTTTCTCCTATTTGGTGTATTGTCCTAAGACAAATGATAATGTTAGTCTGTTTTTAGCTTCCAAGTCATCGCCTTTTTTCATTGGTTTAACTATATGATATTTTGATGAATCCCAACTATACATTGTTCCAGGCATATCAAAAGTCAGAATGTCATCAACAGTTAATCCATAACCGGCTTCTTGAGGCCATAAATTTTTATTATATTGTTCGTTATTTGTAATCCAAAGATAATCTTCGTCAGACATTGGTTGATGAGTAAAATTTCCGATTTCAGCATCAAATCTTTGAATCTCATCGCCTTTAGCGAATCTTATCATTTGTTTCGAAAATTTTTGACCAAAGCGTCCTGGCTCTTCTGGAGGAATAGAAAAATCTAAATAAGTTGAATACGGAAACGTTTGGTCAAAAATAACAGTACCATCATCAGGGTTTTCTACATCAATATTAATTAGTCCTTGATATGTATATTCCCAACCTTCTTCTATAAACCAATCGCTACGTTTTAAATCACTCCATTTTTCTGGTCTAGGATCTCTTTTATTTTTAACGTCTCTTCCATCGGTATGAGTAGAAAAAAGAAACGGAAGGTCATAAAGAGCTATCCATCTTAAAACTTGATCTGGAAATTTCTTTTGAATCAAGTTCGTCATATAATAATGGAATTCTTCGATGTCAAACTGTGATTTGATATCTTTCATCCATTTGATAAAATCAGAAGACCCATCAGGCCTATCTTGTTTTACGTGTTTACCAGTGTCATCATAAAGAGCAGCATCAAGATGAACATATTCATAATAAAACACAGTGTCATCTCGATGAAAGCCTACTTCATCTTTAAACCAATGGCCACTAGTTTGAAGTTCGTATATTTTACTTTGATAACCACGCCATTCAGAATGTAAACGATTAAAAGTCTTAAATCCATTATGAATAACAGAAATTTCTTCATCATTTAAGAAATCATTTATATGCTGATTTTGATACATTAAATTCCTCTATCGATAAATTTAAAGAGAGCAAGCGAACCTGCTCTCTTTTATTTATATTAGCTTAAATAATCTGATTCTTCTTTAGTATAAGGCCACATTATAATAAGTCTACCTTTCCGTACTGAAGTTTTTTCAAGCGTTGCTCTAGATCATAACGATCTGTAGCTTGTGCGAGATATCTTTCAGCAGGTGACATATGGATCGATTTAATAAAGTCTTTAAACCACTTACTCATATCCAAATTCCCTTCTAATTTTTTTAAGAGACTTTGAATTAAGCTCGTGCGTAAGAGACTGTATAGTGTGTCCTCTGTATTCATGAATCATCTGACGAGCAATGTATTCGTTTGCTTTAGTCTGACGAGACAGAATCCATCCGATCATCATACCTTGAAGAATGTTTCTTAATACTCTCCAAAATCCGTTAAGAAGACTCTGTGAGTAGTTCAGCGCTATTGTTGTCATTTGTTACCTCGTTGTTTCCAATTGAAATTTTACGAGGCAGCTTTTCTTCGGGAAGAACGACTTCAAGTTTGACAGTCAAGATTCCATCCACCAGATCAGCTCCGGATACTTCGGTATATTCCGACAGTCTGAATGACTTGCTCCAGTTACGAGCACTGATACCTTTATGAACATAAAGTTCTTGAGGACGACGCTGCGGACGATCGCCTTTAATCGTCAGAACGTGATCTTTAATCTCAATGTCAATATGTTCTTTACTAAATCCAGCCACAGCTAGTTCGATTTCGTAATGATACGCATCGTGTTTAACTACGTTGTGTGGTGGATAGGTATCCTTCGCGTGGCTGTGAATATTTTCCAGCTGATCGAAGATGTGATCGAAACCAAGAAATGCGTTTCGTGGCAATAAAGTTGCTTTAGTCATTGTGACCTCCTATTAAGCAAGGTTATGTAGTGGACCCGAACTATTCGGCATCCACTACTTATTTATATCTAAGACTTGTTTCCAATATTATATTTTGGTTGTAAAGTCCAATTATTTTTTTCTTTGAAAGGAATAATTTTAATCTGACGTAGAGGCGCTAATGGTTTAGCCTTCTCTCTATTGTCAATTGATACTAATCCCCAATCGCTCATGAGTGTTGCTATCGTATTACGACGCGCAACATCATTTTCTTCTAAGTTGGACTTTTTCCCATCGAGCAAAAAGAGTTCTTTGAAATGAACGATAAAGTATCGCCCTTGTTTGTGGAGGATATGACAGGATTGAAAGAGAGTATTGTCTTTTCTAGATGCCACGCCAATTCGAGTCAGTGTTTCTCTTACTTTGAGAAAATCATCAGGCTCGTTCAAAGTCACCTCAAGCATGGAGGCGGGTGTCCATTCAACTATATTATTTTCTTTTTCCACCTCGGTAAACCTTCTTGTTTAATTCATCAATTTGTTCAGACGTAAGAAGGTGAAGGATCTGGCGTGCTTTTTCATTACTATAGCCATAATACTCTTTAACCACTTCCACGTCACTATTTGTTTGAGCTTTTGCCCACTTGGAAAATCTACGTTTTTTCCTAACTATATTTATAAGAAAATCAAATTGTAAGCGATTATCCAAGTGCGCATTGAGATTCATCTCATTAGCCATTAACACAGTATCATTGAAATAAGATAGACCGCGATTTACCATAAAAGCATTATAAGCTTTCTCGGTAATATCGTCAACCATAATATTTGACTTACCAAAATTGATATCATTTACAAATTCAAAGGGATTCACGTAGCATCTCCACAGTAAAATCAACAGTGTTTACTTTATTGGCATGTTTACCATTCACATAGAGTTGTGGAACAGTACGATGACCTTCCTCTTTGAGAAACTGCTTTTGTTCTGGCATTTTGTCAATATTGACTTCTTGATAGGTGTATCCCCATTCTTTTAGATTGTTTTTCATGATATCACAGAACGGACAAGCGTATTGAGTGTATACAATAATCTCAGGCGAATTTGACATTAGCCATTACCTCCGTAAGACAAGCAACCACGTTCAATTCATGATCAGCCACAAACGCGTTTTTGTATTGATAATCGGCAAGAATAAGAACGAGTTGTGGAATTGAACTTGGTTCTAATTTGTCGTACATGCGATCATAGATAGCGCGAAAGATTGCAGCTGCATCTGTATCTATATTGTTAACAACCCATGATCGCATCTTTTTGAAGTCTTTTTCTTTTAGATGCTGGAATAGATCATCGTACCCAGTAGATACAGAATCAGAAACACCCACAAACCCCAAAACAGAATGTCGCTGGAGTTCATTGAGGATTCTTCTCCAGTCAGGCGCATGCTTGATAATAATCGGCGGAATAAGTTTTTCATCGTATTCTACTCCTTCATTATTTAGAATAAACTTAGCACGCTCAAAGAAGTTTTCGGCAAGCTTGACCATATCTTTCTTTGACGTATTGAATTCGTATACACCACACCGAGAATGAAGTGGCTCAATAATTCGATTT